GTGACCTTCTCCGCGAGTCTCGACAGCTGGTCGAACTCTGGGTTATAGGCGTACTCCAAAAGCAGCGAGTTGAAGGCCGAGACGTGTGTGGTCGGGTCGCCGTAGATGCGACTAGCAACCGCACGATCCAAGCGCGTGGACTGCGGCACGAAGTAGCCACCAACGTTCAGGGGGGTCTTCCCCAAGAACGAGTGGCACGACCCAAAGGGCACTCCGAACCCCTCGAACTTCATGTTGAAGTTGAGCTCCTTTCCGTACGCCTCGACGCTGGTCTGGTTAAAGGCGATCGCCTCGGGCAGTGGGTCAAAGCTCGTGAGGCTGTCATCACCGAAGATGCTGATCGCGAAGAACGCGTCCATCCACCGGTTCGTGACTGAGCTCAGCGGATAGCCCGCGTCCTGGACGGCTCTGCACACGATGTACTGCTCGTAGATCATCCTCACGATGGTGTTCAACAGCGACGTAAGGTAGCCACCTGATGAGTTACCATAGCCCTTGAGGAACTGCATCTTAAAGCAGCCCATGACCTTGCAGTAGATGTGCTGGCGCACGACCGACTGAATGAATGCGTGCCAGGCCTGCGGGAAGAAGCGCGCGACGATCTTACCTGCGATCGTAAGGACGATGGCGGACAGAGATGCGTCGAACCCAGAGCCGTCGGCGGCGTAGGTATGCGCGCGCTTGGCATGCCACGAAGCGAAGGAGTTGTACGACCCCTTGATGCCCGGCATGCCAACCCTCGTCCACGCGCCTTCACAGTGCCAGAGGGAGTAGAAGGACTGGCAAAATTCGCCAAAGAGGCACGCGCACACGGCGAACATCACCATGCTAACTGGCATGATGGTGCGGGCAGCTGCCTTCGAGAGCTTACGCACCTCGACCTTCTGGACGAAGCCCATCGGCAGGTTGTCGATGCACCACGCCTCCAGCTCCTCGATGGTGGCGCCTGGGATGCCCTCCCACACGTCGAGCCCGATATTGTCGAAGCTCTTTGTGTCCAACACGCGATTGACCACGCGCAGGAGCATGTCGCCCACTCGCGCATCACCGATCACGTGGCGCTTCTCACGCAGGTGCGGGTACAGCGTATTGAACGGAGGGCCGACACCCTTGTCGTTCGAGCAGGTGGCCGTAATGGCCGCCGCACGCTCCTCACTCGACTCCGGGATGTAC